ATTTTACGCCGCAACACCATAAGAACTAGTATCAACGTATTGACGCAAACAATCTATTGCGCTATCTTGGACTCGTCGTGGGTGCTAGGTGTTGGCTACCTAGTCATGTGTTTCAGATGTATTTTGATATCGCAAGCTTCGCAAAATCCTGCCTTATGGAACCCACGACAAAATAATTTGCATATTTATGGTTTGGGCTGTACAATACAATTGTTGCTACAACGCGCGACAGAGACCATTTAGGTCTGTGCCTTACCTACAGGCGACAATCTGTGGGACGTTGTAAGGGACAGAACCTAAGTGGTTTTGTTTTTGCGCAACCGTTACAAGATGTTTTCAGGGAAAACCGCGTAGGGTCTTGTGATGTTAGTGGCGAACTAAGCGAAAGCGCCAGCCGTGGGAGTAGACAGCGGCACTGTGGAGTACGACGCAAAGAACGAAACCAGCGGTTCATTCTGTGGGGTGATTCGGAAACTAGCACTACAGTGTGTCGAGCTCGGACAGAGCGGCATCGGGGCCTCGCACATCAGGGGTTGCAAGTCTGTTCAGTTACGCGCAATGATTAGCGTTAAGCGTAGCCCGATGAAGCGGCGTATTGGATACCTCAAGAAGCTGTAATCGGATGTCTCTCGAAGGTCAAGCAAACGCTTTTCCTTTGGGAGAGTATTTGCCGAATCACAACGTTTGTTTCCTAAGAAGCTGTATAAAATTACAGTATTGAACAAACGCAGTTGCAGGTTTAGAATGAACGTTCTTTTGGAGAGAAGCGATGAAAATTGAATTAATAAAAATAAGATTAGACGGAAACACACAGCCTAGAGTATCCCTTAATGAAGAGGTAGTTGCCGAATACGCCGAGAGTGTTATGCAGGGCGCGGCATTTCCGGCGGTCACGGTTTTCCATGATGGCTCGGACTACTGGCTGGCAGATGGATTCCACAGGTATTTCGCCCACAAGAGGGCCAAGCACGAAGAAATAGAAGCCAACGTACGCACAGGCACTCTCAGAGATGCGCTACTGTATTCGGTTGGTGCTAACGACAAACACGGATTGCGGCGCTCCAACGAAGACAAGCGTCGCGCGGTGCTGATACTGTTGAACGACCCAGAATGGTCAGAATGGTCAGACATGGAAATATCACGGCAGGCTGGCGTATCCAATGCCACGGTGCACAGGGTTCGGAAGTCACTCCAACTAAAAGCACAGCCTGAGCGGAAGTTCACCAAGAACGGCAACGAACAGACGATGAACGTTAAGAATCTTGGTGTGGCGTCCAAGGAAAAAGAATTCAAAAGCAACCCTTTAGCAGAAATGGCAAACGAGCTAGAAGCGGTGATGGAGGAAAACAAAAAGCTTAAAGAAGACCGGGCGATAGAACAGCTGGATGAGTCAGAAGAGGGAAAGCTTGATATCCACGAACAGCTGGACAAATACCGGAAGGAAACAAAGTCTCTAGAGGCTGAACTACAATCTGTAAAACGGTCTAGAGATTCGTTGCAAAACGAAAACGCGGAATTAAAAAAGCAACTGTTATACTGGAAGAAACGTTGCCAAAAATCTGAGCCAAAAGCAGCGTAATTAAACCCCGACACTGGGCGGTTTCCCAGTAGGAGAGAGATATGCCACAGTTGCGAGAGCATCAGCTAGAGATCATTGACAAAATCCACGAGGGATTCGAGCAAGGCCACCGGTGCCAGCTGTTATGGGGGGTCACGGGTCTTGGCAAAACAGAAGTTGCCATTTACCTCATGAAGCAATTCGCCGATAAATACATGACGTCGGCAATGGTTATGGACAGAATTGTCTTGGTCGAGCAAACCAGCATGAGGCTAAATAAGTACGGTATCGACCACGGGGTGATGCAGGCCGATCACTGGCGCTACCGCCCGCACGAGCGCATACAGGTTTGTTCTATTCAAACACTGGCAAAGCGTTCTAGGAACAGAGTCCCCAATCTTTTAATCGTAGACGAAGTGCATATCATGCATCGCTCGGTCATCAAGATTATTAAGGACAATCCGGATCTCAAGGTGCTGGGACTTACAGCTACTCCATTTACCAAAGGGCTAGGGTCAATCTTTACCAATGTTGTGGCAGGTCCAACCTATGAGGACATCATCGAGAAGAAATGGCTCGTGCCTCTGAAGGTATTTATTGCCAAAGAAATAAACATGGAAGGGGCGAAGAAGGTCGCAGGAGAGTGGTCTACGGATGATGTTACCGAGCGCGGCGTACAGATTACGGGCGACATCGTGGCGGAGTGGGAAAAGAAAACCATTGAGATATTTAACAAGCCGGTTAAGACAATTGTGTTCTGTGCGGGCGTTGCCCATGGTAGGGACTTGGAGAAGAAGTTCCAAGAAGCAGGATACAACTTTGTCTCGATCAGCTACAAAGAGGATGATGAATTCAAGCGCATCACTATCGAAGAGTTTTCCAAGCCTGACTCAAACATCAATGGGTTAATAGCAACGGACATACTGACCAGAGGATTTGATGTCAGTGATGTGATGATCGGCATATCGGCACGTCCTTTCTCTAAATCGTTTTCATCCCACGTACAGCAGATCGGTAGGGTAATGCGCCCATATCCCGGCAAAGATTTTAGCTTATGGCTCGATCATGCTGGAAACTTTCTCAGGTTCAAGGGCGATTGGGACAAGCTGTATACCGAGGGGGTAAAGGAGCTACAAGAAGGTGGAGAGAAGGCCAAGAAAGAACCTACAGAGAAAGAGAAGAAAGCCAGCAAGTGCCCAAAATGCAAAGTGTTGTGGACGTTCCCCTCGGATACTTGCGGGGAGTGTGGCTTTGTACGCCAGAGGATGTCAGAGGTTATCAACGTTGCTGGCAAGATGGAAGCTTTGGACCTTACGCCAAACAAATCTTTTAATACTCAGAAGTTTTACTCTGAGCTTCTATACTACGCACGAATAAAAGGATACAAGGACGGCTGGGCGGCGCATAAGTACAAAGAAAAAACAGGAAGGTTCCCTAATGGGCTAAACGCGGCCCCATCTCCAGTGTCAATCGAGACCTCCAATTGGATTAGGGCAAGAATGATAGCGTTCGCTAAAGCGCAAGGATCAAAAAGGGCATACAAATGAGCTTTGAACTTTTCGCAGAACACCATGGCTTGATAATTAGAAGTCTTATAGAAGATAGGTGGGTTAGGGTTCCCACAACAGACCACCCCCACAAAAGAAACGGGACTTACATCTACCAAGGTGATTCTGGTGCTGTACGGAACTGGGCGGTTCATGAGAAGCCTATATCTTGGAGAGGAGAAGGTGCCATCGTTGATTACGAGTCAATCCGCCGCAAGCGGGAGGCTCACGCAAAAGAAATAGCGCAAAAGCAAAGAAACGCCGCACGCAAAGCCGCATGGATAATGAAGCAAGCCAAGAAAGAAACCCACCCGTATTTAGCAAAGAAAGGGTTTGAAGAAGACAAATCTTGGGTGTGGGATGGATTACTTGCCGTTCCGATGAGGGTTAACGGTTCCATCGTAGGTTGCCAGCTAATAAAGGCTGATGGAGATAAGAAGTTTTTATTCGGGCAGAGAACAAAAGACGCCACGGCTGTGTTTGACAATAAAGGTAAAGAGATACTCTGTGAGGGATATGCAACAGCCCTATCCATAAGAAGGGCCCTGAAAACCGTCAGAACGCGCTACAAGCTGATTGTTTGCTTTTCTGCAGCCAACATACTCAGCGTAGCAAAAGAGCACACCAGCGCTATTCTGGTGGCAGATACAGACCCAACGGGGTTATCTGTAGCAGAAAGATCTGGATTGCCATTTTGGAACTCTGATATTGACGGGGAAGACTTCAACGATTACGAGGTTAGGGTGGGGCCTATCGTGGCAGGAGAAACGCTACTGAACGTGATTAGTGGTAGGTGATTTAGTATAAATGGGGCTTGTATCTAGGGTAACTGTGTCGTGCATTAGCATAGAAAGCAATACAGATTCCCCGATCTGCAAAGAGGTTTCGGGCTCACCAATAATTTCGGCAGATATTTTTACGCAACCGGGATTGTGTGGGTCGTCTTGGATGTACAGCACAAACGTATTCATTTCATTTCCTTTGACCCATTTGACTTAGATTCATCCCCACACCGCTCGATTAAAGCCAAATACGCGGCGCCATCAACCAAAGAGTCTCTATGAGTCGGATTATTTGCAAGTCGAGCGCACTTAAGAAGAGTCATCATCACGCAAACATCCTGTGCGTTTAGTTCCCTGTCTCCAACAGACTTCAGGTACGCATTCCACATCGAGGCAATTGCCGTCAGGTTCTTGGATGGATGCCCGTATGTCTTCTCTCTGTCGCCATAGATAATAGTCTGCGCTTCTTTTAGTACGGACGTATCCCCATTAGCGGTTTCGATCTTACCCTGCATCAGGTCTTTTAGTGTTTGTGGTTGGTTCAAGGCTTCGTTCCTCTCGATGACTCTTCTATGTAACTTCCCGCCAAGCATGTCTGTCTTATCCATATGCGCCACCACTTACCCAGTTTATATATTGTCTATTCACCTCACGACGCTGATCTTCTGTACGCTTAGGCACGATTAGTGCTGCTATCTGTATACATCTTTCGGACAAAATTTGTTCTACAGTTTGTTGCTTAACCACTTGGTTCTTGATGTGTGCGTAGAGTGCGGCTTGTTCCTTCTTTTTGTTTTGGCGTGGAGCGTCAGTCTTATTCCCAATGCTATATACGGGAGCACGCCCTTTGCCCTCAGTCTTTCGCCAGTCACTGACGTAGATGAACTTATAAAATCTCATATCAACAAATAGCTGTCTAACCGTTGCGCGGTTGGTATCGGAAAGTTTGGCTACTTCATCAATGGTAGCCGCACCCGCAGTGGCCAGAGTTTTCGCTATGAGGCGTGACTTTGGGTAAGGGGAATCGTAGTAGTCTATGAATCTCTTGGGGATGAACGTCTTGCCGGGTCTGCGTCCTGATTTCATTTCTTCTCCTCCTGATTGCTAAAGATAACACCCCGGATGAACCCCATCTCAAAAGCCTTACGCAGTGTGAAGATACCGAGCTCTATCTTAGGGGTGTTGTCAATAAACTCTTGGGCGTACTCACCACCACGTTGCTGTGCCAAATTAAATATCTGGTCACGCTTTTGTATAGCGGCGCGTTTCTCCATCTCACGCCATGCTTCTTCTTCCTCGGGTGTAGGGAGTTGGTTAGTTGGGTTGGTCATTTCAATTCTCCTTGTAGTCTTTTAGGTTGCTTGTTTTAGGCCACGGTAACGAACCCGACCTTCGTTTTCCGTACTCACTCATTGATTCACACAGGTATAAATTTGATAGCCGATTATCCAAACCATTATTGTTTATATGAAGTACAACTTCGTTTCGTGTAAGCATCCGACCAAAATACTTGGCAATGAGTAGTCGATGCTCCGCTGTGTACTTACTTACATACCCTCCCCGCTTGCCAATAAGCACCATCCTATGATTGCTTTGTTCTGGTATATGCTTCCCGCCTCGAAAGCCGGGTGCGTTGACCCCAGAAAAAAACTCTGCTTTGCATTTCGTGGAACACGTTAACTGCGTGGCTTCACGTTCCCTACTTACTGGGTAAAAAAGCTCCCCGCAGGTAACACATGGTTTTTCTTGGAACCTGCGCGCGCCTTCCACATAACATTTTTTAGAGCAATAAAGCCTTCGACCATCACCCCGAGTGGCGGTACTCGACCGAGTAGCTGTAAATATGCCGCCGCAGTTCTCACACTCTTTTTCAGCAGGCTGAATACCGTTTGCCAAAAAACATTTCCTACTACAAAACTTGCGTGGCGCTCCGTGGTCTGGTCGTGCCATGAATTTGTCGTTGCAGTGGGCACATGTATATTCGGTTTTTATAAAAGATTGATTTAAGTTATGACAATCGACGCTACAGAACCGTGACTTGTTTGCCATATGGTTTAGGCATTTGTATTCTGTTTTGCAGTGTACGCACTGTTTGACAACCGGTGGCCCGTACGCCATTACTCTCTCCTATTGCTTGGGTTAACTAGTTGGGGCGTTCTTAGGATTCCGCATACTATATTAGTCGGCTGCGGTACTTAACTATATGAGCGTGATAAACCCGTGCGGCGCGCATACGTAATCAATCCAAAGCTGTGTACCAAGTGCCCCCGGCTTAGTTGGAAAGCCGACACCGCTACGTTCTTTCTACTAATCGTTATCACACATATCAGTAGGTGGTTTTGGGCCGTACTCGCACATATCAATCAGGCTATCAGGGCCGTCTGTTACTCGGCGTATGTAAGCCAAGCCCCCATCCACGCCAACTGCGCCACATGTACACATTACAAAGTCGTGCCGGTGCTTGGACTCAATTACATCACCGCACTTTTTACACTGCGCGACGTTTCTGGTAAGACGTTCGTTATCCATTGTTCTTCTCTTTTGCCCACAAGATAGGCGGGTGGGTTTTCTCATACTCAGCGACCAGCAGGGTTAGTGGCCACACGAATTCTGTTTCGAAGGTCTCTAGCCACCGTGAAAAGCGCTCCCAGTCTCGATCATGCATGGGAGGCAAGGCGATCTCTTGGGGGTATCCTTCTTCCCCATACACATCCATCCGACCTGCCGCCCAGC